GCACTAGGAAAAACATCAAACTTGCGTTTAGCTTCAGATTTTACCCTTGAGTAAAGTGCCTTGTTCTTTACATTCTTAGGTATAGTGCTTTTTGCCATAACTACTTACCCTTTGGCTTTTTTACTTTCTTCTTTTTTCCGCCGTATGCGTTACCGTATCCCATAACTATCTCCTTACTTTTTGTGAACCTTTTGGACTTCAAAGTTAGCTGACTTAGATGCACCTTTGTGTGGCTTGTAACCACCAGCAGGGTCCTTCATAAGCTTGTAGCTATTACCGCTTTTCATCCAGTGATGGCCTTTGGGTGCTGAGACTTTCATTTTATTTTCCTTTTGGTAATCTTACTTCTTTACCGTCTTGAAAATAACGCATACCGTCGCCGTCGCCACGTACTTCAATACTTCTGCTCATGTCAGCGATAGGCAAACCTTTGCCAGAATCTAAATCTACATTTGCCGCTGTATAACCAACACCTGCGCCTACGCCCCCGGCTTTACGTTGGCCTTCACGATAGGTGCGTTGACCTTTAGTAGCCTTTTCAGTTTTCTTTTGATTAGGCTTCTTTTTTGTCGTTACGTCTTTAGCGTGTTTTTTAGACTCTTTAGCTACTTTTTCAGCTATTTTAGCAATTTGACCTGCGCCTCTAACTACTGCTCCTGCCATTGTTATCTCCTTACCATTTCTTACACGACCAGTATCGTGCCGTTAGTTTGCTGGGTGGGTTTGTGTCACACTTGTGACGTGCTCTAAACGACTTCCGTCGTGCAGGCTGGTCTTTTTTAATAGTCATCTTAGCGTCGCCAAAGCGTATGGTCTTTGTCTTGTCACCTTCTTTGGCCACTACTACAAACTTTTTAGTTGGGTGGTTAGGCGTTCGCTTTGGTTTGTTGTACCCGCTTACCCCTGCTCGTGCTAGTTTTGGGTCCTTGGCCTTGGGCATTAGATAGTTCCTCCACCTTGGCTTCCAGTTGGATCACTTGGTCCTCTAGAGACTGTAGGCGTTGGAATGTCCCTTGAAACTCTTGGTTGACTCTCTGAAGTAGTGCTCTCAGTTCGTGGTCTGTTAACATCGGTTTTACCTTCTATTTGTCGTTTTTTAAGGAGAGTATCAGCGACACGCATACGACGCTCAAACTCTTTGTCTTCTTGGTCACCTTCACGTAAGTTTCGAGTGACTGCGTTGATACGGTCAATCTCAAGCTCCATAGGTACTGCCTGAGCCTCTGCCGACAACTTAGTAGCCCTAGCCTGCGACTCTTGCGCTTGTGATGACAATAGTGCTGTCTGGGACTGTTGGAACTGTAACTGTGCTTGTTGTGCTGCCTGAGCCATTTGCTGCTGCTGTGGGTTGGGTTGTGAAGCTTGAGCTAATGCCGCAAGAAGTTCTTCACGGTTAGACAGGTTCATGTTGTCTACAACAGACTGAATAAGTGTGTTATATAGCGGTGAGTCTTTACCCATGGTTTGCAACAGCTGTACAAGCTGAGTGACTTCGTACTCACGAGCAATAATGCCTAGTGTGCTACTAGCGTTAAACTTGTAGTCAGCCACAGGGTAGTTTTCTGGGTCAAACTGCATGTACCGATAGGCTGCTTTCTTGACAAATGGAATTAAGAACGACTGTTGGAAGTTAATCAGTGTGCGTTTATGACGTTTAATAATAGCGCCAAGAGACATACTAATACCAGCGGCAGTACTCTCGCCATTAACCTGACCTGCAATTCCTGCTGAGTCAACGGCTCCTGTTGCTTGCTGTACCATTTGCTGCAATGCTCCTGCCTGAGCAAAAGTGATTTGACTAACTTGACCAAAGTTGAACGGTTGAAGTACTTCACGAGGGTCTCCGTTGGTTAAAATCATCTTACCGGGACGTACCTCAGGTTTAGCGCCTCGTGGTAGACGAGTGGCGTCAATAGCCATCATTGGGTGTATAGTGAGGCTTAGAGCATCAATACGTGCTCGTAGCTCTGTGTCCAAAGCCTTCTGAGAGTTATAACCTTTCTCACAAACTCCACGACCCCAGAAACGTCCGGGTACTACGTCCCAAGGGAAAGCTACTACAGGACGGTCCTGCATCATGTAGGGGTTCGCTTCTGCCTTTAGGAGTATGCCTCCGTTAGCGACTACGACAACAGCCTCAACGTACTTAGAGCCTTCTTCTTCGTCTTCTACGTCGTCTTCGCCAAACTCTTCGTCAATGACGGCTTTAAGTAGCTCTCGTGGCACTAAACCGTAGTACTTCGTAAGACGTACCTTGTCGTCGTTGTAAATGGTAATGTCTTGGTCAGGCTCTAGGTCCGTATCAGGAGCAGCCATGCCTACGTATACGTCACGGTACACGCCCTGTTCCTGTAACATTTCAACATGATGTCGGCTAACAAACTCATCTATAGCCACACCTAGGGCGTCTTCTACAGACGTAGCCACAGGGTCAATTAGAAAGTTCTGAGGTAGGACAGGTTTAAGTTTTACTTTTATTCTTTCAGTAATACTAACACCGACAGCCTGTAGGTCACCACCCATAATGGGCTGAGTAGCAGGAGCCATTTCTTTCATGTCTTCAATGATGACTTCACCAACGCCAGTACCAAAGACTGCAGCGTTAATGAGACACTCTGCGACAGCCTTACGTACCATACAGTCTTCAAAGTCTTCCGTAAGCTTGTTACGCAGGAACTGCACGTCTTGGCGCTCTGTGTCGCCCATGTTGTCGCTTACGTCAAACCACTTACCACGTCCAAACGTAGCTTCCTCTAGTTCCGCTACATTAGACTCAACTGCTTGCTGAAGTGCAGGAGAAATAATGCGGGAACGCTCAGACCTACGCTCACTGTCAGCAGGGTCCCATATACCACGCCATAGTCTATAATATTCTTCAAATCTTGCTTCATAATTACTTTCGTAATAGTCCCTCCAGTCTTCACACTTTGTAATAACCCAGTCTTCGATAGTTTCTTCAACCATGAGTGGGTCTGTTTCGTATAATTCTGCCATGTTAGTATCCCGCCACTATGTCTAAGATGTCGTGGTCGTCTATTTCGTATTCGTAGTCATAGGCCACGTTAGCTAATTGGTCGATGTACGCCAAAGCGTCCACCAAGTCGTCATGGGTTAAAGGATCAGGAAACTGAAACAGTTGGTCTAGAAATCTACTGTTCCACTCTCCTTTGTTTAAAGTTATGTAGCCGTTTTCAAAACGACCCTGTAACGCCCACATTACCCTGTCAGTTTTCTTTTTGTTACCGTGTGTCAGTTCTTCTACTCTAAAGAACGTACCGTACTTCTTTTGTAGGTCCGTTAGAGGTGACATGACGGCTTGTTTAGCAATACCTCTTTCGATTCCCACCGACACGGGACGGTAGTCTCTAACGGCCTGAAATATCTTAGTTGCTGTTTCGTCAAGTGACCATCTACCGTATATGATATTGTCAACATACCAACCATGCTCACTGACCTTAGCCACGGCAATGGCTGTTTCGTCAAGTTTACTGTTCTTTGTTTTTTTCTTATTGACTTCTTCAAATCCTGCCAAGTCAACAGCAATGTAGTAATCTCCTACTTCAGGTTTGTCCTCGCTAAAAGAGACCCAGTCCTCTTTAAACATTTCTGACCCACGAGCTTCAAACGACGCCATAAATTCTTGACGGAACGCATAAGAAGACATAGACTTTTTTGCAATGTCGATTTCGTCAGGGTCCAGCAACGGGTTATCGTAAGACGTAAAGTGCCAAGCTTTGTACGTAGGGTCATTGTCTAACTCCGCATATTTGTACAACTCGTAAAAGTGGTTCCTGCCCATAGGTGTGCCTATAAACATCGCACATCCCTTTTGGTCAGCCAATGCAGGTCTCAGGATCTGCTCAAATACCTCAGGTTTCATGTCGGCGTATTCGTCCATTACTAGGAACTTAAGGCTAACACCTCGCATTGTCTCTGGTCTGTCGGCACCCTTTAGACTAATTGTAGCACCGTTGACAAGCTTAATTTGCAGATTATTAATGTGACTACCAGAAATAACGGGGTGCCCCAGTTCCAACAAGGTGGACCACATGATGTCTCTGGCTTGTCCCTGAGTAGGTGCGACGTAAAATACATGGCCTCTGTCCGCCTGTAGTGCGTTAACAATTAACATCCATGCTGCTAACCTAGACTTACCTGTACGTCGCCCAGCAGCTACTATTTTAAAACGTGTGTCGTCTGCCCAGACATCTTGTTGCCAAGGCAGTAGTTCTATATTAAGATCCATTGAAATTATTAAACACTGCTGGTGCTTCTAACAAATCAAACGTAACTACTACTTCTACGTTTCCTGCACTACCACTAGATGCTTTAATAATGTCTCCCGGCTGTAAAACAAAAACTGCATTGCCGTCAATCAGAAGGTTTTCTTTTGACGATATGTTGGTGCCGTTGTAGATATACACATCAGTTGTTGGGCTTGGCTTGTCTACAAACAACGTAATGCTGTTGGTAGAGTTATGTAGGTTAGCTACAAACGCCATGTTCCAATGTGCTACGTAACCAGCAGGTATTTCTACAATTGTTTGCGTAGAAGTGTCCGTTAGGTTTTTGTTTTTAGTGTACAACATTAGTACAACCAAAGCACTGGAGTAGAACCCCTAGTGTCCACATGGACAAAACCATCGTCAATGCCTATACCCGTGAAGCCAAGGTTCAAAGCATTAGCTACTATAGTGTAGCGGTGGGCGGCATTAGTTATTTTTATGTCAGCCGCTATCCCTTGCGCATGTGTTCCCGGCACCGCTTTTTTCATTTCTATGGGGTGCTTGGTTGGATGACGGTAACCCGACGTTACCTCAAAAGGGAAGCCACATGCACCCCGCAATTGGTCTAACTTTTCTAGGAACTCTTGTTCCATGTTGTTGGTGCCAGTGACTTGACAGTCAAACTCTTCTCTCTTGAAGTGCTTAAGACTCATCTATGACCTCTCCCTCTATGATGTCGTCGGGGGTGGTTACTTCTGCAGTACCAACACCAGTAATATTAATTTGGATAGCGTTACGACCATTGTCCTTGACGACGTCTCTTTCAAACGCCCCTACAGGGAGTATACGGTCCATGACTAACTTCCAAGCAGCAGCCTGATTTTTATGGTCGTTGTCCAAAGCAGCATCAAAAATAGTCTCTAGGACCTTACGTGACTTCGGAGAAGCCAAC